GTAGTAACAGACACTTGGGAAGTGTATGATAAAGTGTATAACTATTTATTGAGTTCTAACGTAAGAGACGCCTCTAGATTATTTAAACTAGATGTAGGACTTAATATAAGCTTTGGATTTAACCACATAGATTATGATGAGAAAGCTACAGTAAAAGATAAATTAGATGTAGAAAAGATTAAATTGGCAACTATGGAGCTTGTAGGAATGCTTAAAGCTATAGCATTATTTAAAAGAGGATTTACGCATAGTAGAAATATCAGAGATTATAACATTATTAACTATGTCTTCCCTGATGATTGGACTGTAAATTTACAAACAAGAATAGGAAAGATTATAGATGTTACAAAAGAAAAAGATTACCATATGATTGAAAAAATTGATGACGGAGCTCTTAGAGTTGTATTACAGACATTCAAGAGATTTGGATTTAGTAAACATAGTGTAGGAAATTTCTTAATGTATATAACTAATAATGGATATATAATTCCAGGTAAAATACGTAGTGCTATAATAGAGATAATGCTTAAAGAATTGTGTACTTTCTGTATTGAAAATAAAGGCTTTGATGAATACATCATTAAGAAAGTCTCTACAAACGAATATAGAGTCAATACAATAGAGTATTTTACACCAGATAGATTACTACGTCATGGAAGTGCAGCTTTAAGAAATCTTACACATAAACAGCTTATAATAGACGCTATAAGCAAATATAACCATAGAACTATAGGAGATAATAAGATAGTCTATGGAGAATATAATAACATGTATTTAAACGGAATTATTGGAGGTTCCGCTATAGTTTTAGAAGATTAATAAACAGGAGGAAAGAGAATGAACGTTAGAGAATTATTTACACTGAACAATGTGGCACTTATTGGAGTTGCTACATATCTATTATCAACTATAAGAAATTGGTTTTTTGCACTATTTGTATTTGTGAAGAGAAGATATATCATGGGTGTATCTGTATCTGGAGCATATATGGAAACTAAGGTTAAAGAATGGTTGATAAATAACTGTTATAGCGAAGGTAGTAGAAAGCTTTTAACTAATAATAATATGTACCTATATAACGAGTTTAATAAATCTCTTATGTGGGGAAGTTATTTAATCAGAGTTAGAAGATTTTGCTGGGCATATGTTTATAGTTTCCAAATAAAAGATTCTTTTAGTGGAGATGGAGTTAAAAACATGCTGGGTGTAGATTTCTATGGTATAGGAAGAACAGCACTTGTAGAGTCAGTTAAAGCTTCTTTTGAGCTTAAACGTGATGATGATGATATGATTAGACTTGTTAGTAAGTTATCTGGAGCCGTATTCAACCAATTCACTACAAAAGAACCAAGAACAAATAAAAAGATATTTGGTGAGTTTGTAGATAAAGTAGACGATGCTGTAGGTAATTTTATAAATAATAAAGATATCTATGAGAAATTTGGAAGAAAGTATAAAACAGCTATACTTTTATATGGACCTCCAGGAACTGGTAAAACTTCTATCGTAAAACACGTGGCAGAAAGTCTTAACTTAGAAACTATATATTTCTTAGAAGGATTATTATCGGAAGGAAATTCCCCTGCTGTCATAGCTGGTAGTATAAATGATGACAGTGTTGGAAATACAGATAAGAATGATAAACCTTGTCCTGCATTATGCGTAATAGAAGATATAGATAAATCTATATTAGGAGTAGGAGATGGAGATGAAAAAGAGAAGTCTAGACAAGTAGCTCAAAAAGGACGTACTGTTGATAAGCTTATGCAATTATATAAGTCCAAATAATATCATATTAATCATCACTACAAATAATATAGAATTACTTCCAGAACCTCTTATAAGAAGTGGACGTATAGACCATAAAATATATGTAGGTCCGCTTACAAGAGAAAATGCAGAAGAAATGTGTGAACATTATGGTGTAAAGAAAGAGGAAATATTAGGAGATGCAAACGAATTCAATCCCGCTGATCTTGAAAATAAAATATTTACTAAGATAATGGGGGAACGTAATGAAAGGGTACAGAATTAACGTATTTGATGTATGTATATTATTATTTGCAGTAGTAGTATGCTATGTCTATGCTAGAAGACAATTTGAAATACAAGAGCTTATATTGATAGAGCAAAGAGCAAAAATAGAGCTTTTATCTGATATCAATATAAGTAATTATAGTTTAGAAGAAATAAATGCTATCGTGGAGGACATATCTAATTCGGATAAACTCCACGATATCAAAATTGATTGGAGTAAGTCTTATGTATTGGTGCCAAATGAAACACCAGATGCTGAATTACGTAAGACGGTAACTTATTATCCAAATGCTAGATTTATAATTTTGGATGATGAGGAAGAGGATAAATATGAAAAAGAGTTTAGTGCTAGAATAAAACAATGGAGGTAAAGATGAAATTAAAACATGGTAATATTTGCGTGAGTTTTAATGTTGATTGTTGTAAAGCTAATATGAGTAACTATTTAAATACTAATCTACAATATAAATCAGTAGATGAGGCTACTATTATAGATGAAAATCTAGATGCAGTTGTGGAGGAGTTTGGAAAAAATCTTAGCTTAAATAACATAGCTGACTATTTAACATACATTAGAGCTGGAGTTTTATGTGAGCTAGTTCCAGAGTTACCAGGATTTCTGGTAAACTATGCTAATCAAGCTTTGAATGCTGCAAACCAAATAGATATAGAAAAGTATGATACTACTACTAGAGTTACTAGTGTATATCATATTCGTATCCGTGATGGTAAAGTAGCTATGAAATAAGATATTGAGAGACCTGTTAAATCGGGTCTCTTTCTTTTTTTTTTACCAATTTTTTTATAAAACCAATAATTATATATATTTAAGTGTATTTAATATTTATTTATATTTTAATTTAATAGGAGGAAAGAAATATGAAAAAAGAAAACATTGTATTATCAACTAGTTACAATTTGAGTAAAGGTTGGTTAGAATTTGAATTTTTAGTTTATTTAAACAGAGGTGATTTAAGAATTTACAACACTACAATAAAACCTAAGATTACAGATGTGGCACAACTTGTATCAGATATAAAAGCACATATCGAAGACTGTCCTTACATAGAAGATATTAACTCATTCATGGACAGAAGTAACATTATATTGAGAAGCATCTTTGATGAATTTAGAGAGTATGATAGTTCAGATGTTTATACAAAGAGTCTTGCTCCATTCAACACAATAAGAGAATTTGATATACAAGGAGGTAATGAATAATGGCTGACAAAGTATTAGGAGTTATGGACGATAAAGGTACTAAAATTGTGTTAGCTTATAAAGGATACTTAGGTAAGTTAGTAGTTATGCAAATAGAACCAGATGCAGAAACGTATGAAGATGGTTCTTCAGATGCTAGAATAATAGCACAAGTACATATAAGTGCTCATGAGGAGTCACCAGAACATTTCTATATAGATTATACTATAGTTGCTGGTCCAACTGAAGTCGGTGATGAGGCATTAATGAAACAGAGAAAAGATAGGGTAGTTGTAATTCTTCATAATTATGAAGAAGAAATTTTAGATTTTGTAGAAAATAAAGAGTATTTAACTATTTAGGAGGGATAAAATGGGAAAAATAAATGAAAATAATATCTTATGTGTGTTTACTATGCCAGGTGTTGACAAGGATTCAGACATAATACTATGGCGTGATGATGAGGGTGATGGTGAAGATACAAATGGTTATATTATAATAACTGAGGCTATACCTACTGGTAGAAAAGATGAAACAGATGGTAAGGACATTTATGAGGCTAGTAGATTAGCTAGACTTAGAGTAGTTGAAAATGATGGAGAATATAGCGTAGACTATAATTTAGCTACAGAAAGTGAACCTAGCTCAGAAGAATATAAAGCATTGAACGCAAAAGTTATAGGTATACTTGATGCATGTCAAGCGGAATTGTTTGAGGATTATCTAACTAGACTAGAAGCATAATTATTGAGAGCTCTTCGGAGCTCTTTATTTTTTAAGGAGGAGATTATGGACAACTTTATAACACCAAAACTAGATATAATAGCAAAAGCTAAAAACAAAGGTAGAAAGATATTATTAGCTCTTAATGAGTATAATAATGATATCGAAGTGTATTTGTTAAATCCAGTAAAGGACGAAGATGGCATTAAAGGGTATGAAGGAGGCGTTATAGCCACTATAGAAGTAATACCTTTTGAAAAAGAAAAGTTTAAAATAAGATATAAAGCTGAATTAGCTTTGAATGAGAAGATATCTGATGATAGTGCTCAGGAAAAGTTTAATATAGCGTATACTATGGTTAAAAAATATAAAAATGAATTAATAGAATATTATGTTAAAAATTTAGCACAATATAGAATATAATAGGAGGAATAATAATATGGAAATGTATAATGGAACTAAAGAAAATATGGGTCGTAAATATGATATGTTTGCTCACTTTGTATTAAAAGATGATGACGGTAAAGATATTGCTATTTACATAGGAGAAAGGTTTGATGATAGAGGAGTATTTTATTTAATAGCTGATATAGAATCTAGATATATAATATTTGCATCTATACCTGAGTATACTGATTATTACAAGATGGTTAAGTTTGAACCTGGAGCTAAAGAAATACATAATAAATTCAATGATAAAGATATATTTGAATATATAGATATGGATGAAACTCTTAAGAGTCAAATATTTGATAATATAGAAATACTTGACTTTTAATAATGTTATATTAAATTAAAGAAAGAGAGGTTAAATATGAGCATAACACCAGTAAGAGGAGACCATTTTAAAATTATTATAATTGGCAATATATTCCCAAAAAGGAATGAGATTAATGCCAATATTAAATTTGAATACTGGGATGAAGAAAATAATGTTACGTTGACTGAGAATGTAATATATATGAGTAGTTCTATAAAGGAAAGAACAGATAAAGCTATAGAGAATATTACTACTGTAGTAGAGTCAAGTTCTCTTGTAGATGAGACTGGTAAAAATCCGTCTACATTTATAAATGATACGTTGAATGACTTGTATGATAAAGCTGTAAAGCTTAAAGATGATTTTATAGATGGTGAAGACTACACAGAGCATAGTATGATTACTATAACAGTTAATACAGAAAAACTTGAAGATAGGGGGTTATTAGATGAGTAAAGATTATACACAATATACAGCAAAGGATATAGAACTTTTAGAGGGTCTTGATGGAATGAGAGAAAGACCATCTATGTATATAGGAAATAATGGAGCCGAAGGGCTCCATCAATGCTTAGTAGAGTCTCTTACAAATAGTATCGACGAAGCTATAGCAGGCTTTGGAGATACTATATACATCTCTATTATAGATAATGGAGATACGGATATTTTTTGTATAAGAGACCACGGAAGAGGTATACCAGTAGACATGCATCCTATACATAATAGACCAGTACTAGAAATACTTTGTACAGATATGCATGCTGGAGGAAAGCTTACAGCAGAATCTAACTATAAGATATCTGGAGGAAACTATGGTATAGGACTTAAGGTATTAAATGCATTATCAGAGAGACTTCATATAGAATCTTGGAAAGATGGATTTCATTATGAGCAAGACTTTAGCAAAGGACATAAGCTTAATGATATTAAGAAACTTGAAAAGACTAAAGAAACCGGAACTCTTATGTCTTGGGAGCCAGATAAAACTATATTTGAAGTTACTAAATTTAATAAAAGTAAAGTCAAAGCAGCTCTTAGAGATAATGCGTATTTAAATCCAGGAGTCAAATTTGTATTCAAATACTATAATGATAAAGAAGACGTCTATTATAGTCAAGCTGGAATTGTAGATATGCTTAATGAAATGGTAGATAAGAAAGATACTATATTAAGTAAACCTATATATTTTGCAGAGAAAGAGGATAAACAGGAATTGGAAGTTGTTCTTACATATACCAATGGACATGAATTATTACGTTCATATGCCAATAAAGTAAAGATGGTAGATGATGGAACACACGTTACAGGCTTTAGGAGCGGTTTTACAAAGGCATTAAACGTATATGCTAGGGAAGCTAAGCTATTAAAAGATAAAGACGAAAACATCACTGGTAATGAGTTAAGAGATGGTTTAGTAGCTATAGTTTCAGTAATGATATCTGCTCCACAATATGAAAATCAAACTAAAACAAAGCTTGCAAATACTTCTTTAATAAATTGGGTAGGAAGCGTAGTATATAATAATATGCTGGAATATCTTAGAAAGTATCCAAGTCAAGCATCAGCTATAGTAAAGAAAGCATTATCTTATAGAAAGCTTAGAGAAATTATAGCTAAAACTAAAGAGACTATGATGGGGACTAGAGAAGTTAAAAAGTTTGGAGCATTATCTGGAAAGCTTAGTAACTGTAGTAGTAAGAAACCAGAAGAATGTGAGCTATTTCTATTAGAAGGTAGAAGACTTGCCTTCTTAAAATCTCTCTAACTGCGGGAAGTTACCGTTATAAAGAAATAACTACTACTTATAGATAGAAATATACTATAAAACTGTGACCGTAATAGTGGTAAACAGCATAGTGAAAACGTTATTTCAAGGTATGATCGACGCAACGAAGCTTCATAATTCACGTATAATAAATAAAAAAAAAGGAGGTGATATAATATGATTCAAGATGCGTGGGCGAAATATAAGTTAAAGAAACTTAAGAAAGAATTAATAGGTAAAGTGTTTAACTTGAAAAACTTTGATGAACCCATGATGATTCACGATGTGAAACTTAAATTTGAATGTGGGGTATTAATACCGCTTGTAAAACTTAGGTATTCTAATAAATATGAAACAGTTGAGGTATGGTATAGGTATAGAGAAGTTAAAAGGGATCACGTTAGAAACATTTTGAAAATTAATAAATATGGAACCTATTTAGGACTATATGGATCGAGAGACGAATTTGACACATACATATATAACCTATGGAAACATATACACGAACGCTGTAGTATTCACGTTGTATATGAGCACGCTTCAGTCTGTGAAGAATGGCTGTCTTTTGCTAACTTCTATAAATGGACTAAATCACCTGAGTCTAACTATTCACCAAAAGATAATCAACAGATAGATAAAGATATACTACAATGGGGATGCAAAGATAAGATTTATAGTCCATCAACATGTGTATTTATACCGACATACTTAAATAAATATCTATCTGGATTAAGTAAAAGAAATGGGCAAATGCGTGATAGAATCACTATGATAAAATTAAATAAGATGTCTATATTTATAACAGCTAAACAGGTAAACCATAAGAAGTATCTATTTGATTATTGCAGATACTATGTGTTTAATGCTCTTATTAAGTACTATTTAGATAATAACAAAATACCACAATTAATATTTGATAAATTAAGTATTATAAATAGAGACATAAATAAAATATCGTCAATAGACAAATGTGAACAAGAACTTCCTAAAGAAGTTAAAGATAGAATGGATTTGTTTATAAACACAGAATTAAATAATCTTAAAATACGTGAAAATGAAGTGTGTTCAGAGACTAGGGTGTTATAATCAGTATTTAAAAAAAGTGGTTATAGCATATGTAGGGCCGGAAGCGATTGCCGGTAAGGTTATAAACGCCAACCTAATTAAACCGAAACGGGAGAAGAAAAGATATAGTCCACCCCGCTTACATATTGGGCCGATGTAAGCGTAGCATATATGCTAAACAGAAGTAGCGTTCTGTTTGAATTGAAGTCGGCATTGGCCACAGTAAAAAGTGCCAGAGACCCAAAGACTCAAGCTATATTTACATTAAGAGGAAAAGTATTAAATACAGAAAATCTTAATATGGAAGAGATATTAAAGAACTTAGAGTTTAGAGAACTTATTCAATGTCTTGAAACAGGATTTGGAGAAGATTTTGATATAAGAAGGCTTAGATATAAAAAGATAGTAATAGCTACGGATGCTAAATAATTGGTATCATTAAACCTATCTAATTGCGTGAAGTAACGTTAAACGTATAATACTAACTTATAACAGTGATGTATATAAGGGCTATTATAAAAGGTAATAGATATAGTAAAAAGTTATACGTTTGTTTAATACGCAGCGAAGTATGTGACTAAAAAAACGTATGAATAAGTATGGAGGTGATGTCTATGGGTTAGTTGGTAAAACTATGTTTAACTCACTTGGACAGCCTTATTATGTAGACATAAGGGTGTCTAAAACTAAATATATAGTAGAATTTAAAAATACAGGAACTAGAGTGTTAACAGATAGATCGTGTATATCAACTGGTCGTATAAAAGATCAGTACGCTCCATTAGTGTGTGGAATAGGATATAAAGGTGATGGCCCTGTTGATGATAGTATATATGATATCTGGTTTAATATCCTAAAGAGGGTTACTGGAAAATACGATAAACACATAAGTGACAAATACTACACGGATGTAAGTATAGATGACGAATGGTTGAATTTTCAGAATTTCCAACGATGGTTTATAGAAAATAATTACCAAAGATATTTACATGTAGTTGATAAGGACTTATCAGGATGTAGAATGTATGGACCTAAGACGTCATATGCTATTCCATATTTTATAAATACTGCTATAGTATATAATAAAGAAAATAATAAAAAAGCATTATTCGGTATAGCATCACATGGTAATGGATATTATAGTGAGTTAACCACTATTGTAAGAGAGTATAAAGTGTTTCATAAAGATAGCATTAAAGCATTTTTCTGCTATGTATATATGAAAGAGTATTATATTAAAGTATTAGCTAATCAGTGTTTACTTAAAGGACTTATTACAGTGAGAGCATACGATGCTTTATATAAATATGAAGTAAAAATACCAGATACTATTAAAAAACCTGATGATATAGATGAATATATAAATAGTTTATATAGCACAAATCATACGTTTAAAATATTTATAAAAGATATGAATGAACTTATATCGAATAGAATAGATCACATATATGCTCAGAGACTATCGAAAGCTAATCAGAAATGATG